CTACAGAATATATTTCAGTTCCTGGTAGTTGGTCAACTTCAACAACATTACAAATTCAATCTGTTAGAGAAAATGGTGATTCAACAGTAAATAACAACCAAATAAGAAAAGTATATATTGACAAACAAGGATTTGGTTATACTCAGAATCAATCTGGTGTAGAAGTTGATATTATTGGAGATGGTACAGGGGGTAAAGTTGTAATTGATACTGATAGTGAGGGAAAGATTACTAAAACTAATGTTTCATCAGGTGGTCAAGGATATACTTATGGTATGGTTGATTTGGGAAGTTTAGGTAATCCAACAACAAGAGCAAAACTTATTCCAATTATCCCTCCATCAAAAGGTCATGGATTTGATTTATATAAAGAATTAGGAACTGATAAACTTTTAATTTTTGCAAGATTTGATGATTCAACAAAAGATTTTCCAACAGATACTAAATTTTCACAAATAAGTATTATAAAAAATCCTACATCCATTGGAAATACCTCTATTTACACCCAAAATCAATTTTCATCAGTAAATGCGATTAAGATAATAACACCTAGTGGTACACCAGTAATTGGAGAAAAAATAGAACAAACAGTAACTCAGGGAACAGCAAAAGGATATATCGTATCTTATGATACTGATACTAGTGTTTTAAAGTATTATCAAGATCGTTCTCTTGTTTTTAATCAAACAACTGGTGATCAAACAGATTATTTAGGTATCACTACTGAATCAAAAGTTTTAGCATTTGAATCAAGTGCTGATAAAATTATTGCTGACGGTGGTTTTTCAGGTTCTGTTGACCAAAACTTTACTGGAATTAGTACAAATCCTACTGGAAATAAAGTTATTTCATTAGGAGTTAACTTTGAAAATGGTCTTGCTAACCCTGAGATAAATAAAGGGTCTGGTGAAGTTGTTTACCTAGATAATAGACCAGTTATAACTAGAAACTCTAGACAAAAAGAAGACATCAAAATCATCTTGGAATTTTAAAAAATGGCACAAAAAACAAATTTAAATATAAGTCCTTACTATGATGATTTTGATCCTAATGATCAATTTTATAAAGTATTGTTTAAACCTGGATTTCCAGTACAAGCAAGAGAACTAACCACACTTCAATCAGGATTACAGAATCAACTCGAATCTTTTGGAAGTCATATTTTCAAAGAGGGATCAATGGTGATTCCTGGTGGTATTAGTTATAATGATAATTATTATTCAATAAAAATAGAGGAAGAACATTTAGGAACTCCAGTAACATTATATTTAAATGAACTAAAAGGTCTTAGATTAAGGGGGTCAATAACTGGAGTTATATTAACAATTGATGATTTTTTATATCCAGAAGATAATTCTGATATAACTGATTTAACTATTTTTGTAACTTATTTTGATGCTGGAACTGATAATCTTGCATTAGGATTGCAAGACGGTGAAAATTTAATAGTTGAAGAAACTTTTACTTATGGAAATACAGTAATAAATGCAGGAGAAAGTGTTTTATCATTAATTGAGAATGAAGCTTCATTTAGAGGATCTTCAGTATCTATTGAACAAGGTGTTTATTTTATAAGAGGGCAATTTGTTGATGTTAGCACTGATAAAATTGTATTAGATCCATATGATAGTTTTCCATCATATAGAGTTGGTCTTAATATAGATGAACAATTAATAACAGCAAAAGATGAAGGATCATTATATGATAATGCAAGAGGATTTTCAAATTTTGCTGCACCAGGTGCAGATAGATTAAGAATTGAAACTCAATTAGCAAAAAAAGGTTTAACTGATTATAATGATACTAATTTTATTGAATTAATAAAACTTGATGAGGGTGAAATAAAAACTCAAGTACAAAACTCAGATTATAATATTTTAAGAGATTATTTTGCTAAAAGAACTTATGAAGAGTCAGGTAACTACACAGTTAATAAATTTAATGTACAAGTTGAAAATTCTTTAGATGATGGTATAGATGTAGAGGGTGTTTATAAAGGATATGAAGTTACTGAAGAGGGAAATATTCCAAGTGATGACCTAATGATAGTAAAAGTATCATCAGGAAAGGCATATGTACATGGATATGATATTAATTTAGCTGGAACAACAAATATTGATGTAGATAAACCAAGAGATGTAAGAGAAATAGATTCTGCATTAGTTCCATATGAAATGGGAACTGTTTTTAAGGTAAATAATGTTTTTGGTGTACCAGCTCCAAATATTAATGATGATAGTGCTTTTGCGGAGTTAACTAATAAAAGAACAGCATCAAATAGTGCAAAAACAGGAGATTTGATAGGAAGAGCAAGAATACATTCTTTTGCTGTATCAGATGCATCATACACAAATGATACAACTGAGTGGGATCTACGTTTATTTGATGTTCAAATATTTACAAAAATTATATTAAATCAAGTTGTTACTAACTCTGAGGTGCCAAATACATCCTTTGTAAGGGGTGTTAGTAGTGGTGCTACAGGATATGTTGCTATTGTTTCAAGTGGAGGTAACACTATTCATCTAAGTGAAATTACAGGTAGATTCATGGCTGGTGAACAGTTGATCATAAATGAAGACACTTCCTTTGTTAGATCAATTAAATCTATTAAATCTTTTGGTATTCAAGATGTAAAATCAGTTTATCAAGGAGCTTCTTCCTTAACTGGCTATGCCACTGATTTTGTTGCTGATACTGTTCTTCAGAGAGTAATAGCACCTAACTTTTCAAATTCTGATATTATTCAAATCAATAATGCAGGAATCGCAACAGTTTCAGGTAGAAATTTTGCAGGTATAAGCACTGATACGATTGTAGTTTATAATTTACCAGATGAATCTACTCAGAGATTTAACAGAATTGTAAGTATTGATCCTACAGGAACTTTTGCAACTTTAGGAGCAGTTGGATCTATACCAGGAATATGTATTGGTGATTTGCCATCTGCTGGTAAAGAGGCAAATACTACTTTTTCTTTTGGTGTCCCTAAAATAGTTGGAGATGGTAACAGTGGTTTATTTGCTAAGTTAGATAACAATAATGTATCAGATATAGATTTATCTTCTTCAACACTACTTGTTGGAAAAAATATTACTGGTGAATCAACTGATGGTTCTGGTGTTTTAACTTTTGATTTATCTGCAAGTGGCATATCAAGTGCATTTTATGAATCTTTTGATGCAGAGAGGTACTCTGTTCATTACAGTAATGGAACAATTGAAGATTTAACCTCTGATCAATTTGTTTTAAGTTCTGATGGTCAAACAGTTACTATAAATGGACTAACAGCTAGTCAATCAAATATAGTTGTAAGTGCTACACTTAAAAAACAATCTTTAAAAAGTAAGCAAAAAGAGTATATAAGGAGTGAAAAGAAAACGGTTGAAAATACTGCAGTTGGTATAAACACTGCATTGACAGGAATGACTCAGAGTAAAGATTATGGTTTACGTGTAGAAGATCGAGAAATATCTCTCAATGTTCCAGATGCTGTTAAAATAATTGGTATTTTTGAATCAACAAATACTTTATCACCAACACTTGATAAATTAACATTCCCTTCAGGATTGAGTTTAGATACAGAATCTGTTATAGGTGAAAAAGTATATGGTGAAACAACAGGAGCTGTAGCACAAATAACTTCAAGAGTTTCAACAACTGAAATAGAAATTGTAAATATTACATCGACTGATTTTGCCATAGGAGAAACAGTAATATTTTCTGAATCTGCAATTGAGTCAAGTTTACAAGATATAACCTTTGGTAATCATATTAATATCACAAATGAGTTTACTTTAGACAAAGGACAGAGAGATCAATTTTATGATTATTCACGAATTATTAGAAAAACTAATTTTCCAGCACCATCTAGAAAGTTACTAATTGTATTCGATAAATATCAAGTTCCATCTAATGATAGAGGTGATTTTTACACGGTAGATTCATATACTGCAGAGAGATATAGCACAGATATACCAACTATAGATTCAGGTGTTAGAGCATCAGACACTATAGATTTTAGACCAAGAGTATCTAATTTTTCTGGATCTGGTTCGCCATTTGCATTTGCAAATCGTACTTTTTCAAATAGTATAAACCCATCATTTATTGTTACTCCAAATGAGAGTTCAATAGTAGGATATAGTCATTATCTTCCTAGAATTGATAGAGTTGTATTAGATACTGTAGGTCAGTTAAATGTCATACAAGGAGTTTCAAATATTGATCCTAAACCTCCTGCTGATATAGAAAATGGAATGAATATTGCAACCATTGAGTTACCTCCATATCTCTATAATCCAGACGATGCAAAAATAGTTATTGAAGATAATGTAAGATTTACCATGAAAGACATTGGTAAATTAGAAGATAGGATAGAAAATTTAGAAACAACAACTTCTTTGAGTTTACTAGAATTAGATACAAAAACTTTGCAAATTCAAGATGCAGATGGATTGTCTAGATTTAAAACTGGATTTTTTGTAGATGATTTCAAAGGTGTAAGTTTAATTGATATTAATAATGATGATTGTAATTGTAGTGTTAATTCTGAAAATAATACATTAGAAGTTCCAAAATATTTTTGGTCAATCAAACCAGAATTAGCATTAAATCCAATAATTAATACTGATACTGCTGATTTTTCAGCAAACTTAGAATTACTTGATGAAAATGTTAAAAAAACTGGAGATTTGATAACTTTAAATTATGAAGAAGTAAGTTTTATTAATCAACCACTTGCATCTAGAGTTAATAATATAAATCCATTTCATCTTACAACATTTTATGGTGAAATACATTTAGATCCAAAGTCAGATCAATGGGTTAGAAATATAGAAATCGATGGTGGTACAAAAACAATTACAGGTTCAGTAAGTAGAACTTATGTTGAAAAAGTAAAAGTAAGTTCTGTTCCTGATACTCATATCAGATCAAGAAATGTTACCTTTGAAGCAATTGCTTTAAGACCAGTTACAAGACATTATCCATTTTTTGATAAAACAGCAAATTTAGATTTCATACCCAAACTTGTTGAAATAACAATGACAAATGGTATTTTTACTAAAGGAGAAACAGTTGAAGTATATGATGGTTCTAAAAAACTAGCGATATTTAGATTAGCTCAACCAAATCACAAGAAAGGAGATTTTAATACACCAACAGAGGTTTACAATGCAAATCCATACGATACTGCAACTAGTTTAGGAACTGCATATTCAGCGTCTTCGACTGTTTTAAATGTAGATTTAAATTCATTAGCAGACGAAGCAAAAGGTAGTTTTTATGGATATATTAAAACAGGTTTTACAATATTAGGAAAAACAAGCAAAGCACAGGCAACTGTCTCAAACCACAGATTAGTTGCAGATACCTTTGGTGATCTATTTGGAACATTCTTCTTTAGAGATCCTTTAACCACACCACCACCTCCATTGAGATTTAAAACAGGTAAAGGTACATTTACATTAACATCAAGTTCAGTAAATGGAATGCCATTACCAGGTGAATTAAATATTAGTGTATCAGAAGAAGAATATGATACCAGTGGTACTGTAAATACAACAAAGAGCACTGTTGTTAACGTAAGAGAACCTGAACCAGTTTATTATTCTTATGGTGGAGGTGGTGGAGGATCTGCCAGAATCAGATATGGTGGATATTTCATGGCAGGTCAAAAAATACCTGGTACAAATAGGTACACAAAATCTGGATTTACTAGTGGTTTATCAGCTGATCAAGCATATAGTTTAAAAAGAGTTGCAAAAAATACTTACGGTACTAATATACCAAGTGGTAACATGACACCTGGTGCAACAATAGGTGGTGGAAATGCAGGTGCATCTGGATATTCAGGAGATGGTAAGGGATATACAGGTGGAGTTACAAAAACTAAGTATGGAACTATTAGTGCCACTGGAAAGTATACAAGAGATGTTGGTTTAAGAGGTGCAAATGCTATAAGAGCTGCGAATAAGGCAGCTGCTAAGAAGAGAGCTAAAGATGCGGCTAAAGCAAGAATTGCTTCTAAGAAGAAAAAGAATAAGTCAGGTAAAGATCCATTAGCACAAACATTTAGAATTTATGATGTTGGTGCATTTATAACATCTGTTGATTTATTCTTTGCTAAAAAAGATCCAAACGTAAAAGTAATCGTTGAAATAAGAACAACAGAATTAGCAACTCCAACAGATCAATTATTACAAGGTTATGCTCAAGTCACAATTAATCCTGATGACATAGTGGTATCGAATGATGCTGAACTTCCAACAAGAGTTACATTCCCATCTCCAGTTTATGTTGAAGCTGGTTTAGATTATGCACTAGTATTAAGAGCTGAAACATCAGTTAATTATGAAGTTTGGTGTGCAAAAATGGGTGAGAAAACTGTTAATACTCAAACCTTACCAGATGCAGAAAGTGTGATAGTTACTCGACAATATATTGGTGGAAGTTTGTTTAAATCTCAAAACGGATCAATTTGGTCTCCAAGTCAAAATGAAGATTTAAAATTCAATATGTACAGAGCTGATTTTGTAACAGAGACACCTGGTACAGCATTCTTCTATAATTCACCCTTAGATGTTGATTCAAATAATATTAAAAGATTATTACCAAATTCAATTAGAACTTTACCAAGAAAATTAAAAGTTGGTATTACAACTACTGCTGACACTGATGGATTACTTACAAATGGTGTTAAGGTGAGTGATTCTACAACAGCAACTGCAATTCAAGGATATATTGAAAATGTTGGTGGTCCTATATCTTCACTTGCGGTAACTGGAGTTGGTACAGGATTTGTACCAAGTCAAACATATAATGCAGTCCCTTTGTATAATATTACTGGTAATGGTAGTGGAATGACTGCTACTATTCAAACAAATAGTTCTGGTCGAGTATCATCTGCTACGATTTCATCTAATACAGGTGGTTCAGGATATGTTATTGGTGATGTTCTTGGCATTACAACAAGTAATGTAATTAAAGGTACAGGTGCATTAATTACTGTGTCGGCAACAAATGGTAAGAGCACACTTTATCTAAAAAATGTACAAGGTGAGGAATTTACAACTGGTCAAGCATTAGTTGTAAATAATGGAAGTTCTCAAGTATCACTAGCAAACACTACAATTCTTTCATCAGCAACTTATGATGATAAGTATACTGGAAATGTTATTGAAGTAAGTCATTATAATCATGCTATGGAAGCTGATAACAATTTTGTTTCGATTGCTGATGTAGAACCAGATTCAAGTGCAGTTTTATTGACAGATGCGTTAGATCTCACTGATCAAGTAATATCAGTTGCCAGTACATCTGAATTTTCAACATTTGCAGGAATATCAACAACTCAAGGATACGTCAAAGTTAATAGTGAAGTAATTTACTATAATAGTATTGGAACAAATCAACTTGGAATTGGTACGAGAGGAGTTGATGGTACAATACCTCGTACTCATCAAGTTGATGATCGTTTATTTAAATATGAGTTAAATGGATTTGATTTAAGAGAATTAAATACAGTTCATGATATGGCATCAATGCCTGTTGCCTTGAATAGTTTAAAAGATATGGATAGTTATTATCTAAGTTTAAATCGTGGTTCACTCGCATCAGGAGATTCGCAAGTTAGTTTCAATGATGAAGCAAATTTAGGTGGTAATAATATTTTTGCATCACAAAATTATCAGTTTGATTCAATTGCACCTCAGTTTAGCACTCTTGTTCCTAGTGAAATGACAAGATTAACTTCAAATATTAGAACTGTTTCTGGAACAAGTGCAGGAGGAAACGAGGTTTCATTTATAGATCAGGGATTTGAAAATATCATACTTAATGAAATAAATAATCTTAACACTCCAAGATTATTAGCATCAAGAGTTAATGAAGTAAATAGATTAGTTGATTTACCATTAAATCGTTCAGTTACTTTGGGAGTAACTCTTGAAACATTAGAATCGAATTTATCTCCAGTTATTGATACTCAAAATGGAGTTATAATTTATTCAAGATCAAGATTGAATAAACCCGTCTTGGATTATGTTAAAGATGGTAGAACAAAGAGACCAATTGGAGATCCTCATGCAGCAGTTTACCTTAGTAATCCAGTTAGATTGAAAAATGCTGCTACTTCATTAAAAGTTTTAATAAGTG